ATCCCCTTTGTTTTTATATGTTTTCTTAAATTAGAATTCAAGAATTGCGTAATCGTAAGATAGTGTTAATTCAATGGTTGCAACTTCATTTGATGAAAAATCTAATTCACCAAAGTTTGCTTGTTGAATAAATGCACCTTTTAAAGTCCATTGTTCAATTTTATCACCAACTGGTCCTAACAAATAGAAAGTAATATCTTTTTTATAGAAATCTGCGTATCCACGTCTACCAGTGATTGATTCATGTCCCAATCTAATCCACTCCATTACTGATTGTGCAGCCGATGGTACAATTGGGTCATAAAGAGTAATTGTAATATCTTGCCACTCACCTTTACCTTGCAACTTTCTTTTAATGTTGATATGGTCTAAAGTGATTGTTTCAAATTGAATTGAAGGTCTTGCTGCTGCTTTAACCATATATCCAGGTACACCATCCCACTCTAAGATGTATCTGTTTTTCATTTTTGGTTCGAAGTTCGTATAGAACATCTTATCAAACTCTAATATTTCTGCCATTTTATTCTTTTTATTTTATATTAATAAATATCCACTTTTTGTTTTTCTATATTATGCTGAGAAACTTGCTCCAGTTGGTAAGATGTTGAAATCTATTACGATAAATTCCGCCGTCTTAGCCGGTTGTAAGAAAATTTGTCCTGCTAATATATTTCTATCAATTACATCAGGTGTGTTATTACTTTCATCCATTACAACTCTGAAAGCGTATAAACCTTGTCTTTGTTGAACTGCCTCTAAGTAAGGGTTCACAGTGTTTAAGAATCTATTACGAGTTGTAGATGTATTTTGTTCAAACACTAAATAACGAGATGTAGATGCTACAAACTTCTTAAGAACAATAAGTAATCTTCTAACATTGATTCTATCTAAAGCTGATGCCTTATCTTGCAATGTTTTCTGTCCAAATGCTACAATACCTTGTCCAGGGAATGCTGCGATTGGGTTTACTTTGTTCTCATATAGAGTATCTCTTTCAGAATGTGTTAATCTATTTAAAACACTAACTGCTCCAGTGATACCACCTCTATTCAAACCAGCAGGTGCGAACCATTCTGCTGCTAATCTATCGTTAGCTGCGAAAACAGCGGGCATTAATACTGATGGTGGAACACTCATCAATTTGTTTGTGTTTGTATCTATTGTCTTAACCCAAGGATAGTAAGTTGCTACATAGTTAGAATCAACTGCGTTTGCTTGGTCAGTTGCTTCAGTTATCGTATCATCAAAATCATTGAAGTCAGCTATATAAAATGCATCTTGTCTACTTTCAACCATATCAATTGCTTTTGTTACAATTGCAGGGTGTAAACTTCTTACAATACCCGGTGTTACTACCATATTGATATCCCACTCATCAGGGTTAGATACTGCGTTGATTGCTTTAGTATATGCTACTGAACCAGATGATGTTGAAGTTGCGCAATTAAATCCTTGCGTATTTGCATTACCCCAATCAGTATCACCAGCTTTAGCTTTAGTTACAGTTGGATTCATACCATCAAAACCTTCTTGGAATGCTAATACAAATTGTCTTTTAACCATATCAGTTGATGCCGAACCGGTCATTACATATGATAATTGTGAATCAAATGCAAATGTTGTATTTGAACCCGTTTGAGCTCCAGTTGGTATTGCTTTTAGATATTGTTTGTTATCCATACTAACACCAGTTGTTTCAAAATCAAATCCACTAAAATAAATTGGGGATGATGATGAGTTACCAGTAGAATTAGTTTGATATGTTACTGCAGGTATTAAAAGTGATTCTGCATTATTCGTTGCTGTAATTGGATTTGTATATGCTCCATGTCCAAATGGTGCTGCTGATATTGGGAATGAACCTGCTGCTGATACAACTACTCTTACATATTTTGATTTGTTTGAGTAATCACCATTTTCAGTTATTTTACCATCAGAATCAATTGTATTATATCTATCACCAATTCTTCTAGCTATATAGTTAGGAGATGCTGCATCTAAGTTTACATTATTAAATGTTTCTATTACACTCTTTCTCTTATCAGTATCACTATATGAACGAATTGTTACAGTAAAAGTTGAATAATCAGTTGCTCCATCTTCACCAGCTGCTTTTACATTAGAAATACCAACTTTGTATTTTGTGTTATAAACATCACCATGTCCTAAAGTTACAAAATTAAATAAATCGTATCTTTCACCACTAATCAATTGAGATTTAACTATTGGTGTTTCTGCTGCAGTTGTATTATATGCAAAGTCCTGAGTTGGTAATACCACTCTAGTTATTACAATATTATTCCCAGCAGAACCAGTATAGTATCCCGCCACACTTTCAAAGTATGAATATGCATATGCTGATTTAGCTCCAAATGGAGATTCACCAAATACATCTGCTAAATCGTTTGTTGCTGATGGTAATATTGATGCCGATACATTTACCCCAGCAGTTAATGAGTTGATTACAAATGAACCATCTGCATTAGAATCACTAACTACACTTGCTCCAGTAAAACCAACTTTTTCATCTCCTACTTTAGTTGAGTGTAATACACCAATTAATTTAGTACCTACTGATTGAGTAGATGAACCAGAAGCAAATATTGCTAAAGGAGCTATTTGTTGGTAACCACCAACACCACCTACTCTTACCACAGTTACTTGACCTGCTTCTCTTAAATAGTTTTGTACTGCGTACTCACTATAATAAGTTCCATCAGGAGTACCAAAGGTATCTTCAAATTCTGATTGTGTTCTTATAATTGTTGGAATAAATGCAGGTCCTTGCTTAAAAGGTCCTATAATTGCTGCTCCAATTTCTCCAATTCCTTGTGTTAAAAAGGATAAATCATTTTCTCTTGTGAAAACGCCGGGTGATACGATTCTTTCTGACATTTTGTTTCTTCTATTTGTGTTTTAATTGCGTATTAGTAATTACTTACATTAATACTCATATAAATATAAAGAAAATGTCCAAAACACAAATTTATTATTAAATCTGCACTTTGAACATTTATAATTTTGTTTTAGTTAATTAATAACCCGGAACAGAACCAGACGTTGTTGGATATGAAGTACTTCCAGATGTTGGAGACCAAGGTAAATCCATAGTAGTCACTTCAATTCTAGCGTATTTCTTATGGTCTATTTCTTTTTGAATTTGTCCGTTTATATGACCCATATAATTAGTTTCAGTAGAACCACTAACTACATTTTTAACCCATCCTAATACTAAATTTTCAGTAAGGTCTTGGTAATCAACAAACCCATCACCATTAAGGTCTTGAGGTTTGAACGGTGTTGCACCATTAAAAACTCCGAAATTACCATCAGTATCAGTACCAGTTAATTTCCAATTAGTACCAACAACAATATTTTCAAAATTTTCACTGTTTTGTTTTTTTAATCCTACTAATTCCCATTTATATGTTAATCCCATAATATTTGTTTTTTATATTGTATAAATATATCTATTTTATTTTTTAAACTTCCAATGAACCACTATAATAATCAGTAGTTAATAAATGTCTATATGTTTGTGCCATATGGTCTAATTCAGATGGTACTTCCAAAAGAAATATACATCTATGGTCCATACCAGCAGTACCAATACTTGCTCCATATTTATTATCAGCTGGATTTTTTCCTATAAATCCAATTGGTTTTGAACCCAATTCTCTAGAAGATTTATCTTTCCAAATAGTTACACCAATTTCAGCAGTATATCCAGATTTCCAATAAACTGCTGTTTCTGGGGAATTTGCTCCAAATGTAATTCCATTAGGTCTTGTTGGGTCTGGAGGTGCGGGCGTATCCTGCATTCTTTTTTCTACCTTTATATCAGTAACAACGTGATATGCGTTTTCAATAACAACACCAGTTCCTGGTATTTCGTAATCTTTTAAAAGTGCCATAATTTATTCTTTATTATTAAATATTAATTTATTTAAAATTTCTTTCAATTCTTTAATTTCTTCTGATTGCTTTTTTATTATTTCATTTTGTTCTTTAAATCCTTCAATAAATAATCCTGCAAAACTTCCGTAAGAAATACCAAATTCATCATTTACATCATCATAGGTAACAACTTCTGGAAATATATCCACAGTTTCCTGAGCTATTAATCCTGTTTGTCTTTTTTCTGCCATTTCAGTTGTAATGTTTGCAGCTTCATCCATTATTCTATTGTAATAAACACCTCTCAATTTAAGAATTTTTTCTAATGCAGATTCAATTGTTACAATATTAGTTTTCTTTCTAGCATCAGAATAAGCTACTATATTACCTGTTGAATATATACCACCAGATACATACATACCATATGAAGGTGATGTTGAAGAAGTATTTACACCCGTACAGTTATATGGAAAATAGTGATAGAACATCCATCTACCAGATTGATAATAACAACCACCATTACCACCAGTATCAAACATACCGGTAACAGGAGTATTACCTACGTCTTGTAAAATACCTGTGTATGAGTTTTTATATCCATCCATTCTCCAAGTTCCATATGTGGAGTTATTTGGATACCAATGTGCACTATTTGTGCCTGTGTAGAATCCAACATCTGCCACATACATCCACTTATACTTAAATGAATAATTTGATGAACCTGCTAATTGAATACACAAATCACTCATATCGTAATCGGAATAAACTCTTGTTCCTTCATAAGAACCAGCGTTTGCTCCTAATTTAATACCAGTATGATATGCAATTCTTAAATCCGGATACGGATAACTCCATCCACCACCTTCTTGGAATATATTATATGCATTTGTACCTTGCCCAGAGTTACCACCCGTTCCAATAAAATCTATACGAGCTACTCTTACATAGTTGTTGAATTCACCACTACTCATTTGAGAATATCCAGTTGGGTCAGTATAATATGCTGTATTATTACTATCGTAAAATATTGGTGCTCTTAATGAGTTACCTCCAGTTAAATAATCGTTAGCATAAACCGTACCACCAGTATACCACTCCATTACTCTCCAGTTAGAACCACTACTATTCATAGTGTTTAAGTAAAGATTTCCTGCTGTACTAAATCTGAAGTATGATGACCCAAATGATGTGTTTGGTCTACTAAAGTAATAAGGTCCAGAACCATCATGGTATGTGTTATCCACATTAAATCCAAATCCTCCCCAATCCCAAGTGTTACCAGGTTCAGAAACCCACATTTGCAATTGACATAATCCAGTACCAGCTCCGTTGTTTCCAGGTAATAATCTAAGTCTAGAAGTAGTATTACCATGAGCTCCACTCATTCTCAATCCACCATATATTTCGGTAAATCCGTTAGGGTCTATATAATATCCAGTATTATTGGTATCATAGAATATTGGTGCTCTAAAACTTTCTGTGTTTTCCGTATATCTTTCAATTACATGTCTAGTAAACCAAGAACCACCACCGCCAGGAGT